TACAGGTTCCCGGAGATACGCGGCAACCTTGTATGTTGATATACCAAAATATACCATCAGATGTTTTAAGCCCTATGCGAAAGATAAAACCGGAAACTGCAATCAAAAGTAAAGCTTGGACTTATGTGATTGAAGAAAACACTTACTGGACTGCAGATTAGAAATAGGAAACTCTATGCAAGTTAAACAATACTTTAGATCTATTGCAATTTCAATCTCAATTCTAATAAACGCTATCTTTGGAGGTGTTGCAGGTCAAACTTTCTCTGCTAGACAGTATCAAAGAGAAATTAAAAACAAAATCAACCTATGTAAAATCATAGATAAAATCTTAGGAAAGGATCACTGCCAAGACTCTTGGTTGAAGTGGGTTCTTAGAAAGAGCTATTAAAATGTTTACAATCGAAATGGATACTGAAAACGGCCACGGTACTACAATCACAGTACTAGACGAAACAGGTCAGCAAGACGACTTGGAAGTTCTTTTATTTGATGATGTTGTATTTTTCCGACAAGTTGACGACTTTGAAGGAGTAAACTTAATTTGTCTAACTAACAACCAACTTAAAGATATGTTGTGCGCTATGGATCTTCCTTCTGGCACTTATCGAGCAAAGGTTAAATAATTTTATAACTACAACAAGGATAGTGTTACTATGACAAATGAAATGTGGGAAAAGTCTCAGGCTCAATTTAAGAAATTTGAAGCAAGCAGGGTTGAAAATAACATGTCTATCAAAACCAAAGTATATGAAACACAAGCCGCCGCTTTCGAAGTAGAGGATACTTGCATAGACACTCTGTTTATGGGATTAAGTTCTGAAGTTGGAGAACTTCTTAGTGAAAGACTGGAAGAAAAACGTACAGATCGTGACGATAGTAATCGTACTGAAGAAAGCCTAAATGAGCTATCAGATATCTTGTGGTATGTTGCTCGAATTTCTGATCGTCTTGGTTCTAATTTAGAAGAACTTATGCGCCGGAATTTAATCAAGTTAGAAGACCGAGCCTTGAACGGTAAAAAGAGCTATAAAAATAAGGGCTAAAAATACCCGCAAATAATGATCAAAGGTTGACTTAATTATAATTTAAGGAAGTATAAATGAACCTAGCAATTATCGATGGCGATGTTCTTCTGTATATGAGTATATGGAAAGTAGAGACATTACCTAAAGCTAAAAAGAAATTTAAAGAACACTTTAATACAGTGTTGAATAGTCTGTTCACTGAAGACTATGTAATGGCCATGGGAGGTCCGGATAACTTTCGAGTAGATCTTTATGAAGGTTATAAGCGTTCAAAGAGTCGTTTAAATTCTAGTTCAACTAAACCAGAGTGGTTTAACGACCTGAAGTTGTGGACTACAAAGTATTACGATGGTTGTATTATGACCGATAACTGTGAAGCTGATGACATGTTACGAGTATGGGCATTAGAAGCAAAAAAAGCAGATATTAATTCTGTTGTAGTTTCAATCGACAAAGACTTGCATTGTATTCCCGGAACCCATTTTAACCCTAAAACAAAAGCTATTGAACAAATTAGTGAGGAGTGGGCTAACTACTTTTATTGGAAACAACTTCTTATGGGTGACAGTGTTGACAATATTCCGGGAATTAAGGGCATTGGTCCTAAAAAAGCTGAAAAAGTTTTAGAAGGGTCTGTCGGTAATGATGAACACAAGAAGCGTATCTCTATTGAGTACTTCAAAGTCTATGGTGAAGCAGGTTTTGATCACATGTTATTAAATGGAAAACTCTTGCACATCTGGAGAAAATTAGATGACCACTTCACCCTCAACAAAGAAGTATACGACAAAACTATTGAAGAACGAAATCGGACATTGGAAGTCAAAAGTCAGCTTCAACCCTAGCGACCACTTTGGTTTCTTGTATTGCATTCAAAACAAGATTACAAGACAGATCTACTGGGGTAAAAAACAATTCTGGCGAGGAGGTCTCAAAAAGTCTTCTACTTACGGTAAAGAAATGCCTTGGCGAGTTTATGTTGGATCCTCTGAACACTTAAAACTAGACCTCAAAAACCAAAAGAAATCTGATTTTGTATTTGAAATTGTCGATGTTTATAATACAAAAGGAGGTTTATATTACGCTGAGGCTTACTGTCAGATGGTTTCAGAATCTATGACAGAAAAGTTAGAAGATAATAAAACACCTCGCTTTTATAATAGACAGATTGCAGCTATCAGGTTTGTACCTAAAGAATCAATTAGCGTTCGTACAAGGTCTTATTTAAAAACTATAAAAGGAAAATACTAATGTTGAAAGACGTAGCTATTGCACTATATTTAGTAAAAGTAATAATCTTGTTTACAGGATTTCTTGCAGCTTTTAATATTTTTGATTTTAATATCATGGGTTGCTTATTTGCTTATTTAGCGTGTCATAATTTCTCAGAACTTTTCATGGCTTCCCACCTAAATAACGTTATAGATAGTAATAAGAATGGGTAGAATTGTTACTAAAAATCAACCCTGCGAAGATTGCGGCGGTTCAGACCCTTTGCAAATATATGAAGACGGTTCAACTTTTTGTTTTTCTTGCAGAAAGTCACACGGTAATAAAGAGGGTAATAAAAACATGAGCAACAACAACAACGAAGACTTTGATTCAGTAGATAATGATTGGGGTCCAACTGTTAAGGAAGTGTCTGAAGACTACCCAACACGAGGTTTCCGAGAAAGGAACATTAACAAAAATGTGGCAGAATATTATGGTGTTAAAGTATCTTATGATCTTGATGGTTCTATTGATACTCACTACTACCCCTACCATAAAGGAGAAGCCCTCACTGGATATAAAGTACGTGAACTACCAAAGACCTTCAAAGCAAATGTAGGTAAAGTTAAAGGTGGTTTGTTCGGCCAACATCTATTTAGTGGAGGTAAACGGCTAGTAATCACTGAAGGTGAACTTGACACGCTAGCGATCGCTTGTGCTTTGTACAAACGTTGGGGAACATTCTACCCTGTTGTGTCAATTAGATCCTCAACTACTTTGAAAGACCTAGTTGAAGAACGAGAGTGGATCCGTAACTTTGATGAAGTAGTTATCTGGTTTGATAATGATGACTCTGGTAAAAATGCTACTAAAGAAGCCGCTAAGATTATCGGTTATGATAAAATCAAAATTGCTAAAACACCAGAAAAAGACGCTAGTGATACTTGGATCAAAGACCCTGATAAAGTTTTAAAAGCAATTTACGATGCTGTAGAATACACACCTGCTGGTATTCTTAACAAAGATGAGTTGTGGAACCAACTAGTATCTTATAACGAGTTAGAGTCTGTACCTTACCCCCCTTTCATGGGAGGCTTGAACGAAAAGTTAAAGGGTATGCGATTTGGCGAAATCACTCTTTGGACTTCTGGGACAGGTTCCGGTAAGTCTACGCTACTACGAGAAATTGCCTTTCATCTTCTTGATATAACAAAGGATAAAATTGGTATTATTTCTCTAGAAGAAAGTCCTGCAGAAACAGCCAGAAAAATGTCTGGAATGGCTCTGAACCGTAACACAGCAGCAGAGGAGATTCCTGTTGAAGAACTTAAAGAAGGATATGATCGAGTATTTGGAAGTGACCGAGTCCTTGTGCTTGATCATCAAGGAAGTATTTCTGACGGTTCTATTATGGATTTTCTTGAGTACATGTGCCTCAGTGGTGCTAAATATCTTTTTGTAGATCACATTACTATTCTTGCCTCAGAAGGTGCTGAAGGTCTTACTGGCAACGAAGCTATTGATTTAATTATGAATCAGCTTCTACGTATGGCTAAAAAGCATAACGTGTGGATTGGCCTAATTAGCCACCTTCGTAAGACAGACAATAAAGGCAAATCCTTTGAAGAGGGTAAGCTTCCTTCTATGGACGACATTCGCGGCTCCGGCTCAATTAAACAAATTAGCAATGATATTATTGCTTTTGCAAGAGACGTAGGCAATGCTAATGAATCTAAAAGAAACACGATTAACACAAAAGTCCTCAAATGTCGTTATACTGGTCTTACAGGCCCATCAGGAGCATTGCTTTATAACTTTTCTACTGGAAGACTCGATAAGGGAACTGAATACCCCGACGACGGAGATCAAGAAGGTTCAGGGCAGTTCCAAAGAATCTAATCATTAAGGAGTACCTATGACAGAGAATGAATGTGTTTACGTATCAGTTATCCTTCAACTTATTTTTGATGGAGAAGCTAAACTTGGAGAGTTATCACCCGCAGTAAAAAGCTTTGTAGAAGGGATTGTAGATGAATTTAACCTAGATCCAGACGACCCCTATACTAAAGAGCTTTACTACGCAGCTAACACTATGTTGGAATTTGATAAGGATAAAATGAATTGAGGTACACAGCAGAGTATCGAGGTGGAGACAATAATGATTTGCCTTGGGAGTGGTGTGTGATTGACGCAACTATTGGAACAACAGGAGCAGATATTTTCTTTAATTTGACTCAAAAACAAGCAAAAGAAAAAGCAATTTCTCTAGAAAACGAGTATAACAACTATGAAGTCTTTAAAGACGCAGCTGGCTGTATTCTCGAAGTAGGTGATAATGTTATAAATGCTAGTCAATATTTTAGAGGTAGTCATAAGATTTTAAAACTTAACTCCAAAACTATTAGAGTCAAAGGTTTAAATGAAAGTTATGAATACAACACTTACCCCAGTAACCTAGTAAAAACCTTCAATCAAACAAAGGAAAACTAAAATGAACAACTTTGCTATCAGTGGTATCAAACCAGAGTTTCAAAAAGCTTGGCACTACGCTAATGACTTTATGTACAGCGCTATTAAAAGTGAAGAACATTGTAGTCAATTTTTAAAACAGAGTGTTAAATGGTCTAACGAAGAAAAAGAATTTCTTAGTTGGGCTTGGGTTTTAGTTAAAACAGGGGTTGACAGCGACCCTGTGTACTCTTTTAATGAAGTCTATTCCGAACCCTCTTTTGAAGTAGAACAAACAAGAGTAAAGGAACTAAAGGCAAAACCACGACCTCGTCCTAATTTTAAGAAATATAATCAAGAAGACTAATAAAATTAAAACCCGCATACATAATAAGAAGTTATAGTTCAGGTATTCTACCCGCTGATCTTCTAATACTTGTAGAGCAAGAAAGCACAAAACAAAATGAACAATTACGAATCCTTTATCCACATGAGCCGTTACTCCCGCTTTTTGGAAAATCTAAACCGACGCGAAAGCTGGGATGAAACAGTAGATCGTCTCGTTGGCTTCTGGCGAGAAGAAGTAGACTCGAACGTCATTACAGACGCTGAACTACAATTACTACGTGATGCTATCTATAATCGTGAAGTAATGCCCTCTATGCGTGCGCTTTGGGCGGCTGGTGATGCACTTCGTAAAAACCCTTTCCGTGGCTACAACTGTAGTTACATTGACGTTGATCACATTCGTGTGTTTGATGAAATTCTTTACATTCTGATGTCTGGTACAGGCGCTGGATTTGGTT